TATCAGCAATCTTGTCAATGCTTAACGCCATTTCATTCCTTATGCATAATATGTGTATTGCTCGGTAGCCAAATCGTCAAGATTTATGACTCCACGATCAAATTTGTTTCTTCTTGTGGACCATTTGTTATTAGCGTGAGTCTGAAGGAAGGTTCCTTGCCTCATCATCTCTTGTGCTCTGATTTCACAGAACCAAAGAGCCATAACTAAGTCGGTTGGATTCCTAGTATCAGGCTTCCAAGTGATTAATTGGTTAATCAAAGCTTTAATGTGTTCGTTATTTTCGTGATCTGGCAAGCTAATTAGGTTATCTCGTTGGTGTTTACCTTCTCTGACTGTTCCAAACAGTCCAGACATAGAGGCTACACCAAAGTTAGTGTCCCATTTGTTCTTACCAGTAAAGTGTTCACGCAGTTGTGTACCACGAGATGCCAACCAATTGCGTAATTCTTCATCTAAAGAGAAGGCTTTTTGGAATGCGTTGATCTCAATACGCAATTCCATAGGGCGATACTTCATTACCCAGTCTTCAATTAGTGCTCTAATCTTCTGGGGGGTTGGATCAGCCATATTGTAGGCATCAATAACCATTCGATTTCCAGATTGCCTGTCCAACGCATACATAATTCCTGCGGTTTTGCCCGACATGGCTGGATCCAAACCCATTAAGTACACCCACTCACCAGTGGAGGGATGCCCAGGAGCGTTAGCATTAATAAGACCGACTTTACGCATCTTGTTAACGCATCCGCTAACTGCTGCAACAGGGAAGATTGCATCTTCCTCAACATCCTGTTGTTGGTACACCAACGCCCAGGTTGCGGCAGAAACCTCACCACGTCTCGTATAGAGCGTGGGTCCGTCCCATTTTGGATAAAGACCGTCCTCATCAGGCTGGTCATCAGTTCCGTCCCAAGGACGGTCAGACTTGGGCCATAGTGTTACCCAGTCTTTTGGCTTGTCGGCAAATTCCAGAACTGCTGGCATTGCCAAGTAGGTGAACGGGGACTTCCCAGAAGTCCAATGTTCGGGATTTCGAATCTGTTTGTAAAGGTCTATGGATGCCACTCGGGTTCCACAGATGATAAGGCTACCAGCACCCAGACGAGTGATGACCATCTTCTGGAGCCAGTTGAGCTGCTTCTCCCACTCGTGAGCGTTGGTGGTTGAGACCACGTCATCTAGGATAATCAGGTCGGCACGAGTACCGTAGATTTGCTGTCCAACACCCAAGGCTTGGACCGTAGGGTCCTTAGCCTCAGAATCACGCTTGAGGTAAATCTGGTCTTGGGTCCACTGATCGGCTGTTTCTTTCCAGCCACCGGCGGGTCCGTAGACCTGCTGAAGCTTTGCCCACCGAGGTTCGGTCAATCGCTGCTTGATGGCAAAGAGGAACTCCTTGGCTCGTTTCTGAGTCTGGGAGACAATTGCTATCTTGATGTTGGGGTCCATACATAGTCGGTAGACCACGTAGTTTACCGTAATGACCGAGGACTTCGCATGCTCTGGAGGAACATTTACCAAAAGCCTCTTGGGGCTGGATGGCTCGTAGATCATCGAATCGTGGAGCCAACCGGGCTCCCGACCCTCTAGGACATCCACCCACGACTGGTGGTGGGGAAATACTTTGGACTCAAGGAAGATTTCGGACCATTCCGAAAAGTCCATTTTTCCACCACCAAGGGTAGCTTGTAAAACGACCTGTCCTTCGGACTGGGCACCTTCAAGGTCCAAGGCAAATTTCTTGTCTCGGTATATCCAATCACGGAATTGCTTGGGGTTGACACCAGCTATGGTGGCAGCCACGGAAGGTTCTATACCGGACCTAACTTGTTCAATAACGGAAGCCTTAGCTTCCATGGTGGCTTTAGCCTTCCAATGCTCCCCACCCTTTTTAAAAGACATAAAGATCCTTAATAAAAGATATATAAAACATAAATATAATCATACCTTACAGCCCACCTATCTGTAGGTATTAATTATATAATATACAAGCCCCCTAAAGGGGCTTGTTATTAATAATAAATATTTAACCTTATACCTTATACTAATCCGTCCTATAGGGGGTAATAGGACTATAGTCCCAAAAAATAGTTATAAAATGTCCTATTTTGTACCCATATAACCCACAAAAAAATATGAATGAGATTACACACTAGGTGGGTGCCAACATTAATCACCTCGGGTCATACCCTCCTTCGTCGGGCAGACCGCAAGGTGATTATGGCTTCGCCCAGGAATTATTCCTTACCGAATGGGGCAGAATTTTGGTAACATTATTCACATTACCTTGGCACAGGTAAGGTTATATATGTCTCTCTCCTCTACCTTGTCATAGCCTTAGTAATCAGGAGGAGGATGTAATTATTCATCATAATAATTATGCCTATGCCTAGGCACTAGGGAATCATACTAAGAAAGGTGGCATTGTGATTATTGCATCCTGCTTCAATCACGACCCGTTGATGCTATTGCTTGCACTTGCAGGCTTTGGCTCAATCTTCGGCATCGTCATCGCTATCGCATATTGGGTGGATAGCCGATGAAAGACGAATACATACCGTTCGGCTTTACAATCGTCAAGAATCTTGACGAGATGACAGCCGAGGAGATAGATGCTATGAACGAGGAAGTTCTAGCAGAGGAGCGTCTAGCAGACGCTTGGGATAGAACCGTAGGTGAACATCCCTATGAGATGATACAGAGCAACCGTAAGTTGCTTGTGTATAAAAATGGTGTCGTTCTAACAGAACGTGACATATTCGAGTTAGACCTTTCAGTTACTGAAGTAACCGAAATGGATATTCGTGACGCTTGGGAAAGTTCGTACAATCCTCAAGACGGGTGGGGTATGAGAATTATCAATACCAACTATGACTATGTAGACGTAAAGTCTAGTGCTTGTCCAGAACATTGGCTAGTATGGCTAACTAATGGACTTTGCCCCGAAACACCATTCTGCAATCATAAGCAGAGTAAGTAACCAACACAAACTACGGGAGAGTGGGACTTCGTGCACCACTCTCCCTACTAAGAAAGGTAAGTAAGTATGTATGTAAATGAAATAACGCTGTCAGGCAAATTGACAGTAGACGCTAAGAAAGGTGTAAGAGCAGTTGCACCTTATGGACAGGTAAAATGGATTGGTGCTAATATCCGAGTTACCAAATTAGTTACTAACAATGCAGGTGAAGAGTTTGACTCATTCGTTACTAACAAAGTATTGAATACTTCTAGCCCATTCGTTGCAGAAGCATTTGATATGTTCGCAGGTCAAGATGTAGTTATCGTAGGTGAATTAGTTACTCGCAAGACCAGCAAAGACGGTGAACCGCTAAAGTTCATTGACATTATCAACGTTACTTCAGTAGAGCCAGTTGTTGCTGAAGTTCACTAATATGAAAGGGGTACCGGGCTTCGGCTCGGTATCCCTTTTTTTATTTTTCCAGAAAGGAATTGCAATGCAATACAGCCCTATGCATTATCAAGGCTCCGCTAAGGCTACGCCGATAATGCTAGCCAACCTCGCAAGTCCCAACACAAACCCTTCGGGCAGGCCCAGGGGTGTATCATCGGACAGTTATACGTCCACTAACCTTATGGAGATCAGCAATGAATTGGTATGATGTAGCATTCTACGGAACCTGGATATTCTTTGGCCTTACTATGTATGGCTTTGGATTTTTCATTGGTATAAAAGATGAGAAAGAAAGACAAGAGAAATTAAATAGTCGCCTTGCACGTCTCCGTGCCGAGCAAGGCTCTACCGGAAAGGAATATAGATGAGTCAATTGGTAATGAACATAAAGACATTAGGATGTAAATCCTTTAGTTCTTTTATCTTTGCAAATGAGCAAAGTGGATTGCTGCAGTATGATAGTGGTGTGGCAATTATAGATATGGAAGATTCTGTAATTGGAATCTATTCGGAAGAAGAGGCATCTAGAATTATAGTAGATGAAGATAACTTCCGTTATGTTGTATATGCAGTAGAAGATGATCTAGATATGGCTAGAGGTAGAGCAAGAAGAGTACAAGCATCACTTGCTAGCAATCAAGAGCTAGATGATTCATTTTACTTAGCAGATAGTCTTGCTATCTCAGCAACAGGTAAGTATGCTAGCCTGCTATGTGATAGTGAATTTTGCTGTCCAAAAGACGGTACAGATATTGATAGAAGTGATCTCAAATCGTGGCTTATGACTAAAGATGTTGAGGATTCTCTACAATTTCGCACTCAAGTCTTCAATGAATTTATGTATTCATTAGAGACTGCAGGTGTATTCAATTGTGGATTGCTTGAGAAAGCATCTGTACACGTTAGAGATGCAGTACTTACACACCTAACCAAAATTGAAGGTTGGGCAATGGTAAAGCATTCTGAACCTACTGATAGTGATTCAGATTTGTTCCTAACATTTCTAGCATTGAGTTATATATTTGGTGAACCAACACCGAATACTGAATACGCATTAGAAATTATACACGAGGCTACAGATTACTCATTATCATCCTTGGTGCATAAAGCAATTGTTAATAAAGATTTTATAGCATTGTATAAAGCATTTACAAGAGATTCCGTTGACAACTATTTGTCATACGGACTATAATCGTTCCCTTCCGGAACCCAACAGGGGGGTAGTGTATTCGTGCCACTACCCCCCACAATTAACGAAAGGTAAAATATGTATTTAAGTAGCACATTTGGTCAAGCAGGTTCACAAAACGTTTCTTATACTGTTGATATTATAGACAAAGAAACGATTAAGGTAAAGATTCAGGAAACGTTACACTTCATTGACGATAATGATCAGTTCAAATATCTAAGTGTAGATACCTTATTGTTTCTCAAGCCAGCAACTGCTGATTTAATTGCAACAGACATTCGTAATGCTGTTGCAGCACTAGAAATGGAAAAGGAAAGAAATGCCTAATTGGGTATACAATGACGTAACTATATCAGGTTACAAAGATGATGTACTTCTTGCTAAAGCACAATTAGCAACACCATATACAGTCAAACAACATGTCTGGTCTGATCCAAAGTTACCACAGGTAGATGTATTAATTGAAATACCATTTTCTTTGTGGAACATTATAAGTCCAGACAAATCTATATTAGACCAATACTTTTCTCTGAAGCCAGCTGAATCAGAACCAGAGAACCATTGGTATCCTTGGAATATAAATCATTGGGGATGTAAATGGGATGTATCTGATGTTGAAGTTGTATCAGAATCAGAAGATGTATTTGAAAATAGTTATGCTGTCTCATATAGATTTGCTACACCTTGGTCACCACCATTGGATGCAATCTATAAACTATCAGAACAATATCCAGAACTTCTAGTAGAAATTAGTTACGAAGAAGAAAATGGATGGGGTGGTTCTCAATCTATTAGAGATGGTCAAGTACTATTCGAAACAGAATACGATGTTCCTGATTCTCATAAAGATTATGAAGATCGTGGTCAAGAATGCATATGCGAATGGCAGGATACGCAGGACTGGTTCAAGGATTGCCCTGCTGATCCAGAAGAATGGGAATGGGTAGATGATGAGACAGGAAGGAACTGGGGAAATTGGAAACTCAAGACGAAAGAAAATGTCCAGTAGAAGATTGTGATTCAATCATTACTGAAGACTCTGACATTATGTATAGTGCAGTCTTAGAAGACTACATATGCTATGGATGTTATGAGACAGACACGCAATACTTTAGTACATTCACTCGCTATCGTGAAGATGGTCATGACCTTCTATACATTGGAGATTTAATTATCTACAATGAATACGGAGATGATGGCATACCAGATTGGCTAGAAGAAAAGTTAGATGGTAATAACTTTAGGCAATGGGTTAAGACTGATGGTTGGCGTGGTCACTTTGAACCTGCAGACTTCAAGGGATTGACTCGTATTGCTGAAGGTTGGAGTACTGGTTGGGCTGATGAGACAGTTAGTCGTAAACTTGACTTCAATGAATGGATGGAAGAAGTACATACCGGAGTGATTCGGTATCCGTTCAATCTATATGTAATGATCTCACCTACAAGTAATATCTTTAGTGTAGGTATTGATGTATTTGTTGATTCAGATACAGCTGATGAAGCAATAAAAAGAATACAAGAAGATGTCAACCTTGAGAAAACTCTTGGTTGATTTTGCCCTGTGCTTACGGTATGTGAACCAGCTTAAGGATTTATTCCGATACGCAGGTAGTTATACCAACATTCCCTGGGCAATAAGACTGTCCCCCTTGTTCCGCGACAGGGGGACAGTCACTCCCTTAGAAAGGAAAATAATGGAAGAAGAAAAAAGTGCAGAGGTCTTGACGCTACAAGCAGCATCCGAAGCATTGAAATATAAACTAGGTAAAGCAGAAGATAAGCTGTGGTCTATCAGTGCATTTATTACAGGCACACTAATGGAAGTATATGATCTAGATAAAAAGCATATCGAAGAGATTGCTGAGATTCTAGAAGATTACTTTGCAGCAACACGTACCATTCGCTTTACAGTACAAGCTGAATGGGAAGTTGACATTGAAGTACCTTGGTCGGAAGACCCAGAGTTGATCGACCATTCTGAATTCAACGTTGATATTGATAATCATTATCGTGGATTCGAAAGAGTTATTGAAACAAATCTAGAAGTTACAAACTGGGAAGAAAGGTATTAACGTGGGACTAGACATGTATATGTACATTGACGAATACGTCAGTCGTAAACATTATAAAAATGGAGAAGAACCAGTAGACAATGAGGCGTTTAAAACTGTTGCTTCATTGCTGCCATCAGCCAAACATATTCGTGAACACGATTGGACTGGCTTCTTTATCAAAGTACCAGTAGGATACTGGCGTAAGGCTAATGCTATTCATGGTTGGATTGTCGACAATTGTGCTAATGGTGTTGATGAATGTCAGGAAATCTATCTATCAAGTGAAGACCTACAGAATCTATACAACTCCATAGTTGCAGTACTAGAAGGCAAGGTTCTACCTAGCGAAGCATCATTGGAACCAAGATCAGGATTCTTCTTTGGTTCTACAGATATAGATGATTGGTATAAAGGTGACTTACTTTATACAAGAGACCTGATTAAAGGTTTACTTGATGATCCAGATGTGACCAGTGTCACATACCAAGCGAGTTGGTAATATGGATTCATATACTGTATACTTTGAAGGTTGGGTTGTTGTTCAAGCCAACAGCGAAGACCAAGCGAAGCAGAAGGTATCTGCTGAGCTTGATACCGTAGCATCAGACTATGATATTACGGATGTGGTAGGCTAATGGCTAGTGGTCATTGCCTAGAATGTGATCGGGAGTTTGACCTCAATGACGAGGATGAGGCTAACGAGTTTTATTATGGTCACGATTGTGAAGTTTCTACCTAATCCAATAGGTGGGGCAACTCGGCGTGTCGTTCCGTCTGTACTACACGCCTCGTAGTATACTACGGAAGGGAGGGTAGGGATGTTATACCTTTCTACCCTACCCTTCCTTCTATAAAGGGGTTATATGATTCAAATTAATAATGAGGAATTGCCTGAGCATATTTCTTATTCAGCTTTAAACGACTATCTATCATGTGGATGGATGTATTATTTGAGTAGGGTGAAACATGAAAAAGAAAGACCAGCCTGGTGGCTCTTCGGAGGAGTCCTCTTCCACAAAGCCACGGAAGAGTACGACAAAAAAAGCTTCAAAGCCTAAGACAACTACCAAGAAAACTACTAAGAAAGAAAAAATCATAGATAAATATACTGATCTCTCAGTAGAATACTGGGAGAAATATTCAGCAGAAGTCTTAACAGATACCATATTATCTAAAGGACCGGGAGACGTTCGTGCAGCGAATCCTCGTTACCCTGAAGATAAGGATTGGTGGGACAAGAATGGTCCAGAGTACATTGCTAACTGGATGAGATTTAGAGAGCACTCTACATGGCAGATATGGACTACACCAGACGGTGTGCCAGCCATTGAAATAGAGATGCATATTGATGTTAATGGTGTTATAGTTAAGATGATACTTGACCGAGTAATGGTCAATGATCAAGGAGAGCTAATCATCGTAGACCTCAAGACAGGTAAGCGTACGCCAGAGGCTACGCTACAATTAGGTTTCTATAGGTATGGCCTATGGAAAAAATATGGTATCTTGATAGACAAAGGTGCGTACTGGATGGCTAGACAGGCAGTTATAACTGACCCTGTTGACCTATCCAACTACACACCAGAGAAGATTGAGTACCTTGTCCAATCATTTGACAACGCCCGAAAGGCTGGTGCTTTTATACCGAACACCAATAGTTGTGGAATGTGCGGGTATACAATGCATTGTGAATGGTATATACCAAAAGGAGAAAACAAGTGAGTGAATCAAGCTTTTCATTTACTACAAAAATAAATGGTGCTGACCTCTTTACTGTAAGAGGCAACACCTATGATGAATATCTAAACAACTTGACTCAGGTATATCATGTACCTGCAGTTAAAGGTCTGTTAGACATACTCAATGGCGAAGGCATGTCTGTGCCTGAAGCTGTTGCTGCACTAGAGCAAACCTTTGGTGCAACTGTAGTTTCTACTCCTGCTGCTACTGTTGTGGCAACCCCTACTCCAACGGTAGGTGGGGGTAGAACCTGTGTACATGGTGCTATGTCGGCACGACAAGGCACAGGTAAGGACGGTAAAATCTGGCGAGGATACATGTGTAATGCACCGAAGGGTGCTACAGATAAGTGTAAAAACATTTACATTTATCCATCTATGCCAGAATGGCACACATTCGTAGCGAGTTAATCTATGGAAACTCTGCAGCGTAGTGCTGTCAGGACCGAGGCGGGTGGCGAACCATTGCCACCTGCCTTTAAGGTCTTTCAGCAAAATAACATTGTGTTTAGAAGATCAGAATTGTCAATGATAGCAGGTGCACCAGGTGCAGGTAAGTCCTCACTAGCACTAGCAATTGCAGTTAAGTTAGCAGTTCCTACATTGTACTTTTCTGCTGACACTAACTCACGAACAATGGCGATGCGTACTCTAGCTATGACCAATGGTATTACCCAAGTCCAAGCAGAGTATATGCTTAATGCACAGAAAGACGTATCGTCACAGGCATTGGCTAATGTAAGTCATATCTTCTGGTCGTTTGATTCAACTCCAACACTAAAGGATATTGATGAGGAAGTTGCTGCGTTTGAAACGCAATGGGGAACTAGCCCTACTATGATTGTGATAGATAACCTTATGGATATTGCAATGGATGGCTATGAAGAATTTGGTGGAATGAGACAAGCAATGAAAGAGCTGAAGTATCTAGCTCGTAATACTAATGCTGCAGTACTTATTCTGCACCATACACAAGAAGGCGTGGCAGGGAATCCGTGCCAGCCACGCTCTGCTATTCAGGGTAAGGTGAGTCAGGTACCAGCAATGGTACTGACAACAGGCCAAGAACAAATGGGAGATGACAATTACTTGTGTATTGCACCAGTAAAGAATCGTTATGGTAGAGCAAGCAAGTCCGGTGACTATTATATGCGATTGTCATTCCATCCAGAATCTATGCAGATAGGAGATGTAGCAGGATATGAAGTATCCTAACTTTGACGATGCACGATGCAAAGAAATAGGTTTAGATCTTTTCTTTGAAGATGAAAAAGGTAAGTTCATTGATGCAAGAAAAGCTAAAGGTATTTGCTCTGGCTGTCCTATTCTTAACAACTGTTTAGAATGGGCATTGCATCACGAAAGATACGGTTTATGGGGTGGAACTACACCTTATGAAAGAATGCAAATAAGAAGAGAAAGAAATATTATTATGCTAGAACCAAAGTTTCTAGCTGGATTAGCAAGGAGACCCAATGGGATGGCGAAGTGATATGGATGAATTTGGTCCTGACCTAGACATCTATGAAGAAAATGCTGATGCGATTGCAGCACTAGAAGAAGAAATAGAAATAGAAGAAGAGGAATTCTAAATGGAACCACTATTCGTATTAATGTTTGGTTTTATAATCTTCTTTCTATATGTAGTTAACTTTATGGATCACTAATGAGTACGCCAAGCAAACGCAAAGGCTCTGCATGGGAACTAGCTATCGTTAAACACTTAATAAATAGAGGCTGGAAGCATGCTGAGCGAAGAATTGCTGGTTCAAATGTGGACAAAGGGGACATTTATGGTATCATTGGCTGTGTTATTGAAGCAAAGAATGAAAAGAAAATAACCTTGTCGGAATACTTAAAAGAGCTAGACGTAGAAATGAAGAATGCAAAGGCTAAGACCGGAGCAGTAGTCATTAAGAAGAAAGGCACTACAGATGTAGGTGCAGCATATGCTGTCATGCCTGTAGATGTATGGCTTGACCTGCTGAAAGAAGCAGGTTATTGATGGCTACATATGTATATAATTGCAGGCAATGTACTGTCTTTACGGAAGTACTTCGGCCTGTAAACGAACCCGAAGTACTTCCTGTCTGCGAAACTTGTGGAGAGTTAATGCGTAGGGTTTACTCACCAGTCCCTGTACAGTTCAGGGGTTCTGGATTCTATAAAACTGGAGGATAAATGGCAAAAGTAACAGCACTATGGAAAACCTATAGTTGGACAAAAGCTACGGTAGAAGTAGATGAATCATTAATACCAGAAAACGTTAAAGATCTTAACCAAGTTGATATGATTAACTGGTATATAGATAAATTAATATTCAACAAAGAACTTAACTTTGTTCAAGAAGATGTTAATGAAGTACTTGGTGGTAATGAAATTATGGTAGAAGAAATTTTCGTAGGCGAAGAATGCGTTTACGAAGCTCACAAATCAGACGATGGTGAAGGACCGATTCTTAATGACATCATCCCACTCTGATATTAATTTAGGTGAGCTAGGCGATATTCGCAAGGAGCAAATAGATGATGCAGCACAATTCATCCTCTCTGATAGACAATGGGAAGCGTTCAGAGAGGAATTTTTGGGTAGAGCTGGTAACTTTATCGATGAATTGTTAGGCATTCTAGTTCAAGATTCGAATGAGGAAGATCGATAATTGGACAAGCATCCTATGCGAGACATCCTTATCCACTACGGTGCGTCCCTACCTTATGGGACCACCGGGTGGGTAAAGATGAAGTGTTGTTTTCATGATGACAGTCACGCTTCCGCTGTGGTAAATTATGATAAGAATGCTTATAAGTGTTTTGCTTGCGAAGCAAAAGGCGATGTGTATAATCTGATAATGTATATGGAAGGAGTGGATTTTCTTGAAGCTGTCAAATTCGCAGAAAGAATTTCTCCAACGGGCAGTGCTGCAGTACCACCAAAGTCTGCCAGAGGCAGAGGCGTATCTCGTAAGCCGAGGGCTAACCTTGGCAGACGTTCAGCCATACTGGATAGGAGTAGTTGATCTACCCTTGCCAGGTCATGAGCAATTTAAAGGTAGGTTAGCCATACCGTACGTCACACCCACAGGTGTGGTGGACCTACGGTTCAGGTCAATGTCAGAAGAAGAACCAAAATACTTAGGATTACCTGGAGCTACTACGAGTATGTATAATGTTAGTGCTTTGTTTCAAGCAACCAATTACATATGCGTATGCGAAGGTGAGATAGATACTATTGTAATGAATACTAAGACCGTTCATAAGACAGTTGGTGTGCCTGGTGCAACCAACTGGAAGTCACATTACAATAGAATGTTAAATGATTTCGAGACAGTAATCGTTATGGCAGACGGTGACCCTGCAGGTCACTCGTTTGCACAGAAAATTACGCGTGAATTAAGCAATGTCCGTACGGTACAAATGCCAGACGGTGAAGATGTAAATAGCATGTATCAAAAGAATGGAGTAGAATTTATAAATGAGCGAATTAGAGAAGCCTTGGGCAAATAATAAAAACGTATTCGAATGGTATGAAGAAGAATGCGATAAGGAAATTGCTGTTAGGTTAGACGAGCACAACAGTCTAGCCCTTATGACAGCTTTAGGTTCACTGTACCAAACGCTAGAAGAAGGTGACATTGAACTAACAAAAGAACGAATGATACTACTGGGTGAAATCCTAGTATCTTCATTAACAGATGATCCAGGAAAACTAATAGAAGAGGCTATCGTTGCCATAGGAATGGACGACTTTGATAGACACGTTGAACATTTCTTTGAGCATCATGCCGAAGAATACAAGGAAGAATGAACGAAGAAAAAGTTAATGAATGGTCTAGCTTAGTCAACCATGTAGCTTACGAGTATTCTCGCAAGTATCATATGGTTGATAAGCAAGACATCGTACAAGAGATATGGCTATGGTTTGTAACCCATAATCGGAAGTTGTCCGAGTGGGAAACCCTAGACAAGAAAGAAGAAACTAAATTAGTAAGTCGTTCCATCCGTAATGCTGCACTCAAGTTTTGCGAAAAAGAAAAAGCTAGGATTATAGGTTACGATGTTAGCGACTTATTCTACTATGACAGAAATCTGGTTGAGATATTCCTTCCGAGTATCTTGACACAAGATTACAAGATACCAGAAGGACTAAAATCAAATGGCGAAAATACCAGGTCCACGAAGG